AAAATCCAGGCGATGTCTCTTGACTTAGAAGAGGCAACGGACCACTCAAACTGGTGGTTCTCTCGGGCCGTCTGGTCCGAGTACATCCGGCAAACAAGAGGCCGGACGCAGCCAACAGGACTCATGCTGTTGGCGAAGAGGCTTTACACCTCTTCACGCCCTGTGTTTTACAGGGTGAAAGGAAATAAATATAGCTATTTCCTTACCCATCGAGCTGCTCTGATGGGTGACCTCTTTACAAAGGTCGTCCTGACAATTGCTCAGGACTATTCAGCGAGGAAATCCTTGCTGGATTCACCGATTGGATCGGTGAAGAATCCTGGTATAACCAGGACTCGTATGGTAAAACCATACAACCTCTCCACGTTGGAAGAGGTAGGCCTCCTTGACCGGAAGCCTGTCCGCGAAGTCATTCGCGGAGCATCCTACTCACTAGTAGGAGACGATATAATAATCCTTTATATCGTTATCCTGTCTCTGTTCAGGACAGGATTGCTTCCCTACTTTAGGGACGCTGCCATGTCGATCGACATGAAGATATCGGAGGATGACTCCTTCGATAGTCCTCACTTAATGTTTTATTGTGAGGAGGGGTCCATGGTCCCCAAGAGTGTTTTGGACACTCCGCGCCACCAAAGGTGGCGTAACCGCGAGATAATTTATCTCGACTACCCTCGATTGAGGTTACTGCTCCCTGTCAAAATGGAGCAGGATATCTACTCACAGACAAACGTGGGTAGATTCTCCTTACTTGGTAAGGAGAGCCGCTGGGTAATTGATACATCCAGCGTGCTCGCGACGAAACTCTATGAGGTCGCGAGCCTGGTACAACATCTCGTTGTACCAAGGGACATAGAATGTCTATGTCCCTTCACCCCCCAGGAGATAGGGGGTGACGGCGCCTACACGGGCGACGTTGATTTCTTTAATGAAATCATCCGTAGGAAATCAAAAGATCCTGCGGAGACACTGTATCGTATGCAGTGTCAGATGACGCGACTTTGGTCGCATCACTTCGTGTCTACAGACAAGGCACGAATGGGGGTGATGAAACATCACCTCATTCTCCCAACCTTGGATCGGTTGAGGAAGTGGCTGCCTGAAAGGGCAGTCATTGTTCCACCATCAGTGGAACACGCGGAAGTGCTGAGGGCACTCCCGAGGGGAGTACTTGAGACTCCCCTACAAGTTTTCATGAAACTTGTTAAGAGGTGCTACTATAGGTACCTCTTTGCTGGGAAGATACTTCCCAGCCTCCGCGTTTCCGCGGATGTGTCGACCAAGCGTGGGTCGACACCGGAGAGCGCACTTTGGGCGTTCTTCGATAGCGACAGATTATCTGAATATCTGTCGAGATGGCGAAGGCCAGGCTTCGACATCAGGGACAACGATCCTTATTTCGTTGTCCCTTACAGACATAAAGACATTATGTCTGTTGGCTGGCAGTGGAAACCACGGCCAGAACCTAGCAATGAATTTGCTAGGTTGGGTGTCAATGATTTCCTTGACACCATATACTACGGGAAACCCAATCTCGTAGTAACTCAAAGACTCAATATGTTCTTTGAGTCGGACCCGTTAATCATGATACGGGTCCGTGAAGACTCCTCTATAAGAGGAGACATACTGCTTGTCAGCAAGGACAAGCGGTTAGCCGCAAAAATTTGCGGCTTCATCCGGGCCAATAGGAACCGGACGTGCAGGGTGAACGTGGTTCATCCTATACTCTTCCTTCTAGGAAGATTGGGGGAACCCTGGGTTCCCCGTGGCATCCTCATTGAGGATGCCGGAGCGATCAACTGGGTTGGTCGCAATGTCGCAAGTTACGACATTCTCCACGCAGAATGCTGCGAGGTGAAGGCGCACCGGGAGGTGTACCAGGGGGTAACATCTTGGTTACCCTCAGGCTTGAGAGAACCCAAGCCTAGACACACCCACATTGAAGTTGGGCGTGAGGGCCGCGAGGGATTCGCGTCCTACCTGTCCCTGTCACAGGGTCAGGCTACCGAGCTGGGTGTTAGCCCAGATGGGGATACGGAGGGATCTCCGCCCCCACCCTACATGTAGGGGGGTACCTTGGTACCTTTTGGCCCCATGGGGCCAGTGACCATGGTCACATCACCACGGGAAGGCCTAATGAGGCATCCCGCGCACGACGCTAA